CTATGTTCGCCGCGATGAATTTACTGAATTTGCTAGAGAAATCAGAGATATATCAAAACAGATATTTGACCGCATCAGCAGCCTTGAACAACGTAAGGCTGATCGGTAATGGATCCCATAACCTTAAAGGTTGTTTTGATTGCATGGATGCTGGATGTCCAGTCGGCCAGTGTCATGTATTTTATGCCAATTATGGTTATGGATAATGATGCAGTGTGCCAAAAGGCATTGGTTGATCTGAAAGAGACCCACAAACGGGGTTACGCATATAATCTTGTTGTTAGGGGAGCCTGTATCCCCGCAAATGTGGGTGGATAGACATGGATCCCGCTACTATCAGCCTTATCTTTGGTGGCGCAAAGATGGCCTACGAGGCTATCAAGGGCGGCATTAAGGTCGGCAAAGAAATTCAAGGCATGGCTGGCGATGTTGCCAAGCTTTACGGCTCTGTAGCCAAACTCACCCAATTATCTGCTGCTCCTCCGAAGCCCAAGCTATTCTCTGGCGTCTCCGTTGAAGAGATGGCTATGGACATTGTGGTCAAGCGCAAACAAGCTCAAGCTTGGTTCCATGAAGTTCAAAATGCTTTTATATCTCAGTATGGTTTGCGTGGATGGGAAGAGGTCCAGCGCGAGATTGTCCATATCCAGAAGCAACAGAAGGCTGCACAGCTTGCTGCTCAAAAAGAACACGAAGAGAGTATGCACCAGCTTAAAGTATTAGGTATGGCTGGTTTGCTAGTTGCTCTGTTGGTTGTTGGAATGGTTGTAACCTTTAGCTTGGCGATCAAATAGGAGGCTGAAATGGACCTTTTGAAGAGTTTTGGCCCCCTTTTGGGTCAGGTTGCACCGACACTTGCTACCGCACTGGGTGGCCCAATGGCTGGCTTGGCAGTCAAAACCCTTTCCAATGTCCTGCTGGGGCATGAAGAAGGCACCGAAGAAGACCTGTCAAAGGCTCTTGGCAGCGCGACCCCAGAGCAGCTTTCTGACATCAAAAAGATTGATGCGGACTTTAAAACTCGCATGAAGGAACTGGACATTGATCTGGAACGCATCAGCGCCGCAGATCGTGACAGCGCCCGTAAGATGCAGATGGAAACAAAGGACTGGGTTCCGAAAGTCTTGGCTGTTGCCATCACAGTCGGTTTCTTTGGCATCCTTGTCTGGATGCTCGTCAACGGGATGCCCAAGAATGGCACAGAAGCCCTGTTGATGATGCTTGGCGCTCTTGGTACGGCTTGGACAGGCGTTGTGAACTTCTATTACGGCTCGTCGGCTGGCTCTAAAGCCAAGACAGATGCCATAACGGCAAAAGGGGACGGCAAATGAATGAGAATTGGGAAAAATCCTTTCAAATGGTCCTTAAGCATGAGGGCGGATACGTCAATAATCCTAAAGACCCCGGCGGGATGACAAATCTTGGCGTGACCAAAAAGGTCTGGGAGGAGTTTGTCGGCAGAGAAGTTGACGAACGCGAAATGCGGGCCTTGACCCCAGATGCTGTTAAACCATTGTATAAAAAGAACTATTGGGACAAAATCAAAGGCGACCAGCTTCCATCCGGCGTGGATTATGCTGCCTACGATCTGGCCGTTAATTCCGGCACTGGTCGGGCAGCTAAATATCTTCAGCGTATTGCTGGGGTTCCTGATGATGGCGTAATTGGCCCCAAATCCATGGAAGCCATTTCGGCCTGTGACCCAGAACAGACGGTTGACGCTATCTGCGATATGCGTTTGGATTTCCTTCAAAGGCTCCCAACCTGGAATACTTTTGGCAAGGGCTGGGGGCGCCGTGTAGAAGAAGTCAAAGCTATTGGCCTTCAGATGGCAAAAGCTAAGTGATCGTGGTATAACAGCGGGATAGCGGAGTTTCCCAAATGACCACAGGATGCAGTTATGATGGCACGGTAGCTGGCACGTTCAGCTATATCAATCAGATTGCGACCATGGCGGTTGTGGAACCGACTGATCCCGCATTTCTTACCATTCTGCCATCTATGATCACTTATGCAGAAAATCGCATGTATCGTGATCTGGACTTCCTGTTCACTTCTATCGCGACAACAGCCTACAGCATGACGGCGGGTAGCCGCATCATTGCTGTCCCGGCTGGAACATTTGTTGTACCGGAACAAATCAACGTTCTAGTCGGTTCCAGCAATCCAGACTTAGCAACTCGGGTTCCGCTTTTGCCGACAACAAAGGAGTTCCTTGATGCCTGTTACGGGTCAGGTGCTACGGCTAATCGCGGTCTACCTCAGTATTGGGTTCCTTTTGATGATTATACATTTCTCGTAGGTCCGTATCCTGACCAGAGCTATCCTTGTGAGCTTGTTGGAACTTATCGCCCAGACAGCTTGTCTGCGACAAATAAGACTACGTTCATCAGTCTATATCTGCCAGACGTTTTTATCATGGCATCCATGATCTACATTTCTGCCTATCAGCGTAACTTTGGCAGGGCTAATGATGATCCGCAGATGGCTGTAACTTACGAAAGCCAGTACCAAACACTGCTCAAAGTGGCTGATCTGGAAGAAAACCGTAAAAAGTTTGAAGCTGCGGCTTGGTCGTCGCAAGAACCGTCTATCAGCGCCACTCCAACGCGGTGATAGCAGATGCCTCATGCAGCCTTTAAGCTCATCCCCGGTGTGGACCAAAACAAAACCCCTGCTCTTAACGAAGCAGCTATTTCATATAGCCAGTTGGTCAGGTTCATTCCTGATCGCACCTTGGGCGGGCTTGTTCAGAAGTTGGGGGGCTGGACCAAGTATTTTGGCAGCACGATCAACTCTATTGTCCGATGCTTGTGGGCATGGGAAGACACTAATTCTAACTCCTATCTTGGTGTCGGCGCTGAAGGCGTAGCTGCTGGTGGCGGTGGCGCATTAAGTGTCATCGTCTCAGGCGGACTCAGTGATATTACGCCTCAAAAGACAACCGTAAATCCTGCTGTCAGCATTAGCACTACCTCTGGTAGCAATAAGATTACTGTCACAGACACTGGCCGCAACATCAACAACTATGATGTTGTAGACATCCAGACCCAGATTAGTGTTGGTGGTTTAATTCTGTTCGGACAGTATCAGTGCTATGCTGTCCCCGCAGCTAATACTTATTATATATATGCAACCGATGTGCTTGGTGATCCAGCATTAGCTACATCTACCGTTGTAAACGGAGGTGCTGTTGCACAATATGCTACTACTAACCTTAGCGATCTGGTTTCTGTCACACTTAATAATCATGGTTATGTTGCTGGCGATACTTATCCAGCACTAGTTGCTACGACAGTTGGCGGCGTGACAATTTACGGCAACTATCTTGTTGTTAGCGTTACTTCGGCAAATGTGTTTGTGATCTCTGCAAGCAGCAGCGCAACCTCAAGCACGACTGCATTTCAAAACGGCGGAAATGCTCATTATGTCTACTATCGCGGTATTGGCCCAACGCCTCCGGCTACAGGATATGGTAGGGGCCAATATGGCATTGGTGGGTATGGCACAGGTATTTCAGCTACCGGAGCACTAGGTACGCCGATCAATGCTGTTGATTGGACGTTAGACAATTGGGGTGAAGTTTTTATTGCCAATCCGCTTAACGGCCCAATTTACCAATGGTCCCCGACCAGTGGTAATCCTGTAGCTACAGTTATAGCGAACGCGCCTTCTGTTAATCAGGGCATGTTTGTTGCTATGCCTCAGCGTCAAATCGTAGCTTACGGTTCAACAACAAACGGTATCCTTGATCCGCTTCTTATCCGCTGGTGTGATGTCAACGATTATGAGCAGTGGATCCCATCCATAACAAATCAGGCTGGTAGCTATCGTATCCCTAAAGGGTCGCGGATTGTGCAGGGCATCCAAGCTGGTCAGCAAGGTTTGATTTGGACTGATCTTGGTTGTTGGGCCATGCAATATGCTGGGCCTCCCTATGTCTATCAATTCAACGAGCTTGGCACGGGATGTGGCCTTATTGGCCGCAAAGCTGCTGGTTCCATGGGCGG